TCACCGGACAACCACCGGCCAAGGCCTCTGCGAAATATATCCACCATGAAACACTCCGGAGATGCTCTCGATGCCCATAGGTGCAGTATCTGAATGGCGATATGCCGCGTATCCATCAAACTGGAGGTGAGCCTCTGCATAGTGACCGTTCCCCGGGGTTGAATACAAGCACAAGGACTTCATCACATTTTGACTGACCTTACGAGCCTCGCACGTCGCGGGTGCCGCAAATGTACGAGTTTCTGCGAGGAAACTTGTTGCACTCAGTACCTCGATCATTGCGAACGCAGCTATTCTCCTGCCCATCATTCTTCGCCCTTGAAGTCATTCCGTCGATGAATATGAGAACGCCTCTCACACATGTGAGACTAATCTCAGAGTGCATATCCTGACAAGAGCTATTTCTAACCCATCTCTGAATGTGAACAGTCTCAGGTGTCATATTTTCTTTATTTTTTTAATTTCTAATGAAAGAGATCGAAAGAAAGTCTCCTGGTCACGCCACGTTGACGGCAGTCTGATCGGTGCGTGACTTTCCCCTAAATTTTTTGCAGAGGGCAGCGGCAACGTATGGGGTATCGCTAGGCCTACCGCTAGACGAGGATGATGTATCGGTGGCTTCTCTCGGAAGGGGCAGAGGAGTTTCTCTCTGGTGAAAGCACGTCGTTGGCGATAGTATCGACGTGCTGGAAGGTGGGAACAAGGTCTCCCATCATGAGCCGAGGTGGGTCTGTAGGACAAAGCGCCTACAGGCTCTTCTCTCTTTTCCGCGGTCTTGCTGCTTCACGTACCGGGGCTGTTTGAAGCACTGCACTCACTGTGCTCACACTGGTCAACCAGGTTGCAACCTGCGGGTCAATAGAAGCAACTCACTCAGCGGGATGCTCAGTCGAGCATGTCCACCACATCGACATCTTTCCCCCGTCTTGCTGATCCGCGGCACCGTCGTGTACGCGCACACCCACCCGGAGATTGATCGCCGTGTGGCAAGTAGTCTCGGCATGCCCCTTTCGTAGTGAAAACCTTGAAGAGATCTCGAATGTGGGGTGACTTTCCCCTAAATTTTTGGGCAGAGAGCGCAGGAGTCAGTAGGCTTAGCTGTGATGCGGCAGCGCGATGCCTCCGTAGCTCAATGGATAGAGCAAGGGCCTTCTAATCCCGAGGTTGCAGGTTCGAGTCCTGTCGGGGGCGCAACTCAATGCCGCGCGGCGATCCCGCTCGGTGCGATCCACCGGACGGGGTTCTGCGTATCTGGACCTCAGAGACAAGGTCAACAACCGAAATGCCGAGAAGATCGGCGACCGCGTCCAACTCATCAAGCTGCCAGCGATGCACGCCGCGCCAGCGCGTCGTTATCTGATTCTGACTCATTCCAAGGGCTCGCCCGAGCGCAACCTGACTGAATCCCGCCCGCGCAGCCTCTGCCCGAATATTTTCGGCCACAATATCGGCCGTTGTACGCTCATCTACTGTTCTCAACGCTGTAATCGTGCTCATGTAATGATGATAGCGGAAAATCCACTAAATCTCTAGATAGCAAATTACGACACGCCGACACTCTTTCCATGCACCTAATGCCTTATCCATTAGACATGTGCCATGAGCAAATCTCAGACGATAATCTCGCGTGAGGTCCGCCGCTTCATGATGGCCGCCGACCTCACGCAGTCCGACCTAGCGACGACGCTAGGAATCACACAAACCCAAGTGTCCGCCCGCCTTCGTGGTGCGACGCGCTGGTCCGTTGATGACCTCGACGCACTACGGGACATCGGGGTGCCGATCACCCTGTCTGCCTATGACGTGTTGGGGGTGGGGGCGTGAGCAGGTTTACCGACGGTGATGTTGCCCGAATTAACTATGTGCTGACCGAAGCGAACGACTTCATCAACGACGCGATCGCTGCGTTGGATGACGCACGTATCGAAATCAACGAAGCGATCCACTCCGCGCCGAACGGCTCGCAACTATCCGAGCGCCTCCGTTACCTCTCGAGGCGTGTCATCGAGGCCCGGGAAGAAGGCTATGCAATGTACCGCGAACTCTCCAAGATCGATGTCGAAGCCGATGCTAAGGCGGCTGAGGAATGGTGATCGATGTTCCTGTTTGGCTGGTAGTGGTGAGCGTCGTACTCCATTTTGTTTCAGGTGGGGTATTCATTGCGATGACACTGAGGTCATCGGATGTGCGCAGGCTTGTTCTATCGCTTGAGAAGAGTGAAGCGAAACTTAATTATCTTTGCCGTCGTGTTGAGTCGTTGACGAACTCCGACGTGCCAGACGCGCACGATGGCGCCAAGAAGCAGACCCAGAGACTACCGAAAGATCACGTCCGGGAAGGTAGATTCTGTCCGTCCTGCTTCGTTGCTTTCCATGTGGACGGTAACGGAAATCCAGTGACCCCTCTGGTTCCTCTAACGTTAGGTGAATGTCCAGACTGTCGCCGGGTAAGAGAACACCAAGGCGAGTTGTTTGTCCGGTATCAATCCTTAGGCCCTGAGGATTCAAGACCTCGATGTCCCAGCACCTGCCCTCACCTTGCCACGATGCAGTCACCGTCCACTCTCTCGTGCCCCCGTCCGCATAAACAAGTGGATATTGACCAGCGTCCAGGACCAGGTGACCCTCGTCCTCGGTCGAAAACCGCTTGTACATCCAGTGAAGGGCCTGTGCAATCGTGCCCGCGCAACCAACGGCCGCCGCGATCGTTACCCAATCAATGCTCATGCCCTAATTGTGCCCGTGGTGTGGAGGCTGACGATGAAAATTGATTATCCCGTGTTCTTCGCAGCCGTGACGTTGTTCTTCGCAGCCGCACTATTCATTGTTGCCTCGGTCATTGCCGGTTGGCCCGGAAACTTTCTTCCGGGCGTGTGGCTTGTCCTCGCGTTGATTAATTATGTCTTGTGGCTTGGTGATCGCCGATGACTTCCAGACGTTTTGTTTTGTGTCCGCATCTGGACCCCAGGACTTCCCACGCCTGCATTTTGCGGAATGGTCACGCCGGTGGCCATGATGATGGGGAGGGCCGCACGTGGTTGGGTGGTCTGGTCTGCCACTCTAGGCATCCGCGTGATCATCGTCTTGAGTGTTCTCGTCCGTTCGGGCACCTGGGTGGTCATAGCGATCGCGCCTGGTGGTGGTCGAAGTGACGGCGCTATCAACGTTTGCCACCCCGCCTGTCACGCGGTCTAAGGGACGGCTTCATGCGGGGATGAGTCTTCAGGATATTCTCCTTGCGTTTGCTCGAATTAATTGGGGGCCTATTCGTGGGCGCAGGTGGGCGTACCGCCGCCTCATGCTTACGACCTTGTCGTTGATGATGAGGGAGCAAAAGTGCGACCGTGACGCGCGCCTGGTCACCACGGCTCATCAACTTGCTGAGCGTATGGGTGCCCACGACAAGACGGCATACCGGTGCCTCCATGACCTCGAGGACCTTGGACTCATCGAATGGGAGCGCGGCGGAATCGCTAACGGTAAACCACAGCCCGGTGTACTCAAGGTCATCAAACGCAAACTCGTGGACTGGGTCCTCGCGTTCCGCGCCAAGCACGACAAGGAAATGGAAGCCTACCGCGAGGCCATCGTGAAGCGTCTCGACAAGATGGCGGAAAAGTACAACCGCCACCGCCAGACCATGCGCCAACCCCCAAACATTCGCCAATCAGTCCATGTGGACTCAAAGTCTGACCTTTCTTCCTACCGGATGAGCGCGCACTCACCGCGCGCGCCTCACCGGCCTGTTAATCCATCCCCAGCAAAAGACCTCATCGGATACCGAGCCATCCAAAAGGCTCTCGAACCTCTCAGACGTCAAGAAAGGAAATACAAGCAGATGCAAGCCCACATGCCCGACGCCGCGTACATGCCCCTCGTCTGCCCTCATTCCAAAGACACTCCGGCATTGTGTAACGCCTGTCGAAGCCAAGCATGGCAAGACCAACAAGCACAAGAACGCCGCCAACGCGACGAAGCGGCCCGCAAGCGGGCCGAAGCAAAGACGATGAAAGAACTCGAGAACGAAGCCAAAGGCCAACGCTTCGGCGACTACATGCGCACCATGTACCCAGACGCCGCTAAAGCCGACTGGTACAAAATCATCCAAACCGACCCACAAGCATGGATACTCGCCCATGCCTGACACCATCAACCCCACCGAAATCGCAGACCACATCGAAGACGCCCGACTGGCTCTCCTCCAAGCGGTGGATATGATCGCTGACGGCAGGTCCGGCTACTCCATGAGCAACTGGCAGATCTCCACGTTGGCGACGCTGACGACCGAGGTTGAACGCCTGACTCGGCTTCGTCGGCAGGTGGTCGAATGACCGCGTGGAATGGCAGGAAGATAGCTAGGCTGGCGAACCTTGTGGTCGGCAGGTATGGGTCGGTCTGTTGGCTGTGCCATCAGCCTATTGATCTCACGGTGCCAAGGACGCAGCCCGGCGGCCTCTCAGTCGATCACGTGACACCACGATCCAAGGGTGGCACGGATGACCTGTGGAATCTGCGGCCTGCGCATCGTTCGTGCAATGTGCGTCGGCAGGATAAGCCGGCATCGCAGTTTCGTCCGCCTCGTCCCGTTGCCGTCAGCTCCGAGTGGTTCCGGTGATGGTGCCCGCGTTTTTTGAGATGGCCGGCCGGCAGTCTCCGCCCCACCTGCCTATTCCCCCCGGCCCGCCAGAAAACCGGGCCGAAATAGACCAGCAAAGAATGAAAGATGAGGAAATGTCCCCGAATCAGTCCGAACTATTCCAGATAGCCCCACCAGATAGTGGGGAATCCATCGAGGCCGCCGTGAAAGCTGCGTTTGACGACCTCGAGGCCAAAGAACTCCTGGGCCCCATCGAAAAGGCCAAGCGCGCCGCCTTGGTGAAAGCAGCTCAGACCATCGACCAGGCCCTCGGCTTCGGCAGAGTCTCGGTAGCCCAAGCGAACGTGCTCAAGCAGATCCTCGAAACGCTTGATTCTCTGCCACGCCCGGCCGAGGGTACCGACCGGGAACTCGACGCGTTCGACCAGGCCCTCGCGGCGCTGACCTCCGAGGCGCTGGCATGAAACCCGGCGAAGCCAAATACTCCACCAGGCGTAACCCGAATAATCCAACATTCGGCGCTCGTATCGCCGCGACCGCCGCGTACCTTGGCGGCTCGCTCATGCCGTGGCAAAGGCAGGTCGCCGACGTCGCCCTGGAACTTGATCCTCATAATCCCGGCGCGTGGCGCTATCCCGTTGTTGTGGTCACGGTGCCTCGCCAGGCCGGGAAGTCGTTTCTCCTGCGCGCGATCATGGTTGACCGGATGATGGCGTACAACAACCACGAAGTCCTCATGACGGCGCAGACGGGTAAAGACGCGAGGAAACGGTGGAAACAGATCAATATGGCACTGTCAGCTGTAAAAAAACCTCAATACTTCCGCGTTTACGCCTCCCAGGGGTCCGAGCGCACCGAATACTTGAAGCGTGGTTCGTTTATCTCCCCGTTTGCCCCCACTCCGAAATCAATCCACGGTGACTCGCTCCACCTCGTGACCGTTGATGAGGCGTGGGCGTTTGACGCTGACTCCGGCCTCGCCTTGGAGACGGCTATCAACCCGACACAGTTGACGATCCAAGACTCGCAATTGTGGATCGTCTCGACCAAGGGGACGGCGAAATCGGCCTATCTGAATGAGCTGATCCGTAAAGGCCGAGATGCTGTGAATGATCCACACGCGCGTATCGCGTACTTCGAGTGGTCGGCCGACGAAGCACTCGCCGATGCTGACCCGTACTCGGATGAGACGTTGGCGTTTCACCCGGCGGTTGGTCACACTCAAACCCTTGATAAGATCCGCGCCCTTGCCACCGGTGACGTGTCCGCGTGGCGCCGGTCGATCCTTAATCTGGAAACCGCGACCGATAACGCCGTGGTTGACATGGCCGTGTGGGACTCGCTCACCGCTGACCCGGCCCCGGCGCGCCCCGACATGTCCCACGTTGTGATCGCGTTTGATCTTGCTCGCGACGGCTCTGGCGCCTCAATCGCGGCGGCGTGGCAGGCAGAGGACGGTGACATTCACACCACGCTGATCGCATCGGCCCCCGGTACTTCGTGGGTTCCCGCACGCCTCCACTATCTCGCCGACCAGGGCGCGCGCGTGTTTGCTGACCCGTCCGGTCCAACGAGGACGATGGCCGGCGACCTCGGAACTGAACTCTCGATTACCGCGACCTCGTCCCGTGATTATGCGACTGCCTGCCAATTGCTGTTAGACCGAGTGAAGTCCGGCAATATCTCCCACGATGGTGCGCAGCAGACCCGCGACGCGCTTAACGCCGCTGAGGTTCGCCAGCTTGCGGGCGCGACCGCGTTCGACGCTCACCGCTCGCCCGAACCCATCGACGCGCTTCGTGCCACGGCGTTGGCTGTGTGGGCCGCGACTCAGCCGACGGTGGATCCCGTCCAAATCTTTTAACGAGGCCACACTATGCGCATCAGAATCGACCAGGGGAGAACCCACCTGCCCATATGTGAGTGCGGATGGCGTGGTGACCCTCACCTGTCGCGTGAAAACGCCCTGAGACAAGCCAGAACTCACGAACTCCGCGCGCACACCGGCGACGTGGATGCCCTGAGACAACTCAACAATCAGCGTTATCGACACGCCGGCAAACACCGATAACGGATACACCCCGGCGTTGCATTGTGGGCATGAAGCCCCTTGCTATGGCCGCCCGGTTCCTCGGCCTGCACGTGCGCGCCGACGAGATTCCAACCGGCGTGGTCCCACCCGCACGCGGCGCCGCGCCCGCCGAACCCCTGACTCTTGACTCGGTCTACCGCGCCGTCTCGGTCATCCAGACGGCCGCCAAGCAGTTGTCTATTGACGTGTGGCGTAAGGGCGAACAGCTCGCAGACGATGAAATGCCTCGTCTCATTGCCAATCCCGCTCCTGAAACCTCAACGACGGATCTCATCGCCGATACCGTCGCCTCGCTTGCGCTTCGTGGTAATGCCTATTGGCTTGTCGGCCGCTCGCTTGATAATCGCGCCGAGGCGATCCGCGTGCTGGACCCGATGGAGTGTGCACCTCGGATCAACGCCACTACGGGCGCGCGCACGGTCGCATGGCGTGGCCGCGAATACGCTCCGGCGAATCTTCGCCACCTCCGCTTGCTTCGCGTCCCCGGTAAGGCCGAGGGTCTTGGCCCCATCCAGGCGTGCCAACGCACCATCCAGGGCGCGCATGATATGGCCGACTACGCCTCACGCTGGACGTCCGGCGCGGGCGTCCCAACCGGTGTTCTCTCCACTGACCAGCCGCTGACGCCCGAGCAAGCAAAAGCCGCTAAGGAACGGTGGAATGAGTCCAATAATCTGCAAAACGGCGTGGCAGTTCTTGGCTACAACCTCAACTACCAGGCCCTCTCGCTCAAGCCGTCCGAGGTGCAATTCCTTGAATCCCGCGCGTTTGACGTCCTCTCGATCGGGCGCATGTTCGGTATTCCCGCCCACATGCTCTTAGCGTCCATCGACGGCTCTTCGATGACGTATCAGAACATTAACGATGCCTCGACGGACTTTATCCGCTGGACAGTCATGGCGTACCTGAGGGAAATCGAAGACGCACTATCTGCGCTCCTGCCCGGCGGAACTATCGCGCGCTTCAACCTCTCCGCGCTCCTTCGCGCTAACGCCAAAGACCGCATGGAGACCCACGCGATCGCGATCCAAAACGGGATCTACACCGCCCAGGTCGCCGCCGAAATCGAAGGATACGCCCCAGCCCCCACCGCTACTACCGAGGAAACCTCCGAATGAAAACGAGAGAAACCACGCTCAGACTCGAAACCCGCTCGATTAACGAGGATGCGCGCACAGTCTCCGGCCTCGCCATCCCCTACGAGGACGAGATCGAACTCTTCGAGGGATACTTCGAGACCGTCGCCAAGGGCGCATACAAGCCACTCGACGAGACAAAGTCCGGCGTGAAATTGTTCTGGCAGCACTCCGAACCCATCGGAACGGTCACCGAACTTGTCGAAGCCGAGGACGGTCTTCATATCACCGCCCGCATCTCCAAAACCCCCAGGGGAGACGAAGCCTATCAACTCGTCAAAGACGGCGTGATCGATCGTTTCTCCATCGGCTTCATACCCCTTGAGTCCACCGAAACCTCGGACGAGGCCGGCATTCACGTCCTGCACCGCTCCATCGAGATCCGCGAAGTCTCCCTCGTGTCATTCCCCGCGTACGAGAAAGCCACCGTTCAAGAAATCAGATCCGCCCGAAAGGAAAACCCCATGACCGACTCGACCATTAAGCCCGCGACCATTGAGGACGTTGCCGAGGTCCGCTCATCCATCGACGACCTCTCCCAGGCCGTCGCCCTCCTCCGAGCGTCGGCCGACACCACGCCCGCGCCGGCCGATACGCGCTCGGCCGGTGAGGTGCTTAAGGCTCTTGCCGCCGGCGACGAGGCAACCATCAGTCAGGTCAACGACCTGCACCGGCGCGCATGGAACGGCACCACCAGCGCCGCCGACTCCACGATGACCACACCCGCGTGGATCGGCGACCTCACCCGCTTATTCAACGCCCCCGACCCCCTCAAAGGTCTGTTCTCGACCGCGCCTCTGCCTGCCGAGGGAATGAGCGTCGAGTACACCGAACTCAAGGCCAACTCAATCACCGTTGCTAAGCAGGCGTCCGAGGGTGCTGACCTGGCAATGGGGAAGATCGAAACACAAGAAAAGACCGCCAAGGTCGAAACGTTCGGCGGCTACACCTCCCTGTCTCGGCAGGCCATCGAACGCTCGCGCGTGAACATCCTTAACCACCACATGGTGGGAATGACTCTCGCGGCCGCCAAGGCCTCCGCCGAGAACTTCGCCACCCACTTCGCCACAGCCGTCAAAAGCCAGGCATCCACCGCGCTATCAGTTGCCAAGGCCGCGTCTGCCCTGACGTGGTCCGACCTCGCCGGCGTTGTCGTTGACGCCGCCGCTGTTTTCACCGACCAGGCCCTCACCCTCGACGGCCTCGTGGTCGACAAGGCCACGTTCAAGGCGCTGGCGGCGCTTACCGGCACCGACGGCCGCCCACTCATGAGCGTGTCCGGTACTGGTGCGAATACGGCCGGGACTATGAATCTCACGGGCCTTGCCGGCGACCTGGTCGGCATCAAGGTGATCCCGAATCTTCGCCAGACCGCCGGAAGCCTCGGCGCTGGCATCGTCGGCGCATTCTTCAACACGAACGCGATCACGACATACGAAACCGCGTTGGTTCAGCTCCAGGACGAGAACATTATCAACCTGACCAAGGCGTTCTCCGTGTACCGCTACAGTGCGACGGCCGCCACCATCCCCTCGGGACTCGTCCCCTTGAAGATCCAGGCCGGCGCATGACCACCACCACAGCTGAGCAGGACCAGGCGACGGACCTCGTTCAGGCACTCGCCGCATACGTCGGCAACGTTCCCGTGACAGGGTTCCTCACCGACTGCACACGGGAGGCCACGAGTCTCGTGGCCTCCCAGGTCGGCGACGCTATTGTGCCCGATGAGATTAAGCGCCGCGCGATCCTCGAGGTCGCCGCCGAACTCTTTCACCGCAAAAGCGCACCCAACGGAATCAAGAACTTCGCCGACGGACTCGACGGCACCACCGCTATCCGCGTTGCCCGCGACGCGCTTGTCGCCGCCCGCCCACTCCTCGCCCCTTACCTGCCTTTGGGGTTCGCATAATGACTGGTCCCATCGCGTTCTTCCGAGCCGAGGTGAAAAAGGCCCTCGACGAGGTCGCCGGTATTCCCGTTTATGCGAATATGCCCGAACGGCTCGACCCGCCGTGCATCATCCTCACCGAGGGCACGCCACTGTTGGCTCCGTCCGAGGATCGGTTCGGCCACGTCCTCGTCACCCTCGAAGCCGTAGCAATCGGCGCACCCACAACCAACGACCTCACCATTGAGCGACTCGACGCGCTGGTGGACCAGATCGTCACCGCCACCTATCGCGACTACATCACCAGCGTGAACCCCTACCAGGGCATCACCACCGCCGACGGCGGGCGCTATCTCTCGGCCGTCCTCACTTTCCAAGCAGACCTCACCATCTGAAAGGACACACCACCATGACTGTCACCATTAACAAGCGCGTCCTAGGAAACGCCCTCGGCTTCGACATCGACGGCACCGACTACTGGTCCGACATGGGATCATTCGAGCTTGCCCCCTCCGACGATGACAAGGACGTGCTCACATTCGCCGACGCCGCTGGCGGCGCAACCTCCGGCTGGACCCTCAAAGGCAAGTCCATCATCAGCTTTGATAACACGTCGTTCTGGGAAAAAGTCTGGGGAGCGTTCGGGAAGGAAGTCCCGTTTGTCATCGCCCCCCTGGGCAACAAAACCGCCTCAGTGGGTAAGCCACACTTTAAGGGAAAAGTGAAGATCTCCTCCCGCCCACCGATCTCATCTGAGGCCGGTGAAGAAAAGGGCGCGACCTTCGAGTTCGAGTGGAAAGTCGTCGGCGACGTCGAAAAGGTCACCACCGGCTCCACCCTCGGTAGGGGAGCGATGGAAGAAACCACCGGCGCCTGACAATGACGGGTATTAGCGATGGCGTGGTCAAACTCGACGGCGGCTCCGTCGAAGTCACCGGCATCAAAGCGTTACTCAAGGACGCCGAAGCCGTCGGCGTGGCCGTCACAGACCTCAAGGACCTCACCTACCGGTTGGCCACGCCCATCGCAAACCGCGCTCGACAACTCGCGCCGCATAAGACCGGCAGGCTTGCCCAAGGGATCAAACCCTCACGCTCAAAGCGAAAAGTCATGGTGCGTGTCGGCTCCGCTAGCCGCCTCCCATATGCGGGCGTCAACCACTGGGGCTGGGACGCGACATCTGGCCCACGCTGGCTCTCCCAAGCCGAAGAACAACTCCGCCCCCAAACGTTCCAAGGCTTCGGTGAGGGCATCAAAGAACTCTTAGAAAAACACAACTGGTAAAGGACACACTCTCGTGGCAATGGACTTCAACAGCCTCACCCTGGGCGATCTTGAATACTTCGAGGACCAAACCGGCATCACATTCTCCGCGTTCGACGCCGACACCATGAGCGCCAAGGCCATGCGCACGCTCGCAGGCATCGCCCTCTACCGGGACGGTAAGGCAACGAGCCGCGAGGCCGCGACCGACCGTGCGCGCGACCTCACTCTCGAGGAAACAACCGCTCTAATCAAGATCAACGATGACGAGGCGACGGTGGGGGAATAACCGCGCGCCACCCCGGTGGGATCAGGCCTCTCCTGGCGTTCCTCGCAGTTGAGGCCCACATCCCACCGTGGCAGGCGCGCCAACACCTCACCTACGAGGACGCTCAAGCAATCCTCGAATACCTCACCGAAAAACACTCCGCTAAGTAAAAGGGCAGGACAGATGGCTGGACACGTCGTCAAAGTCTCGGTAGTTGCCGAAACGAAAAAGTTTCAACGAGCCTTTAAGGGACTCGCCAAAGAAACCGGCCTGTCCAACCTCGCCCAAGCTGGAAAGAAAGCCGTCGGCGTGCTCGCCACCGCCACGGCCGCAGGCGCGGCCGCAGCCGGCGCGCTCGGCACAAAAGTCACTCTCATGGCCGCCGATCTCGAACAGTCAACCGGCGCGATCGAAGCAGTGTTTAAGAACACGGCAGACCAGATGAAAGGGTTCGCCGACACCGCCGCAACGACGGTCGGATTGACCAAGAACGAATATCAAGAACTCGGAACGCTCCTGGGTGCGCAGCTCAAAAACGGCGGAACGGCGATGAAAGACCTCGCCGGGAAAACCAACGACCTCATCGGCCTAGGCGCTGACATGTCCGCCATGTTCGGCGGAACCACAGCCGATGCTGTCGGCGCGCTCTCCTCAGCCCTCAAAGGCGAACGCGACCCGATCGAACGCTACGGCGTCACACTCAAGCAGGCGATGATCGACGCGAAAGCCGCCCAACTAGGTTTCTCCGACGTCTCCTCCACCTCGGCTCAACAAGCCGCAACCCTCGCGCTCATCATGGAACAAACGGCGGACGCTCACGGCGCGTTCGCCCGCGAAAACGACACCCTCTCCCACCAACTCCAAGTCCTCAAAGCCAGATTCCAAGACACAGCCACCGAAATCGGGACCGCCCTGCTGCCGTATGCGACGGCCGCCGCGAAATACATCGGTGAAAACTTCCTCCCCATCCTCGACCAAGCAGCCAAATACCTCACCGGAACACTCATCCCGGCGTTCCAAAACTTCGCCGCCGGCGTCGCAGAAAACGTCGCCCCGAAACTCAAAGTCGTCAAAGACGTGTTCGAGACGACGATCCTGCCGGCCCTGCAAAAGGTCGCAAGCTGGATCAAAAACACAGCACCACCCATCTTCAACTCCCTCGTAGACCTCGTGAAAAACTGGGGACCAGCCATCGCCGGCGCTACCGCCGTCATTATCGCGTTCATCAAAGGCTTCCAAGCATTCAACACGATTAAGACGGTCATCACGCTGGTCAAAACAGCGTTTGTTGCACTCAACGCCGTCATGGCCGCCAACCCGATCATCCTTGTCGCCGCGGCCGTCGCCGCACTCGCCGCCGGCTTCATCGCCCTCTACCAACACAGCGAAACATTTAGAAACGCAGTCCAGGCAGCGTGGGCCGGCATCCAGCAAGCCGCGCAGGTGGTCGCCGACTGGTTCACCACCTCATTCCTACCAGCGTTCCAAGGCGTGTGGAACGCCCTCATCCCCGTTGTCCAACTCGTCTGGACCATTCTCCAAACCGCGTGGACGAACGTCGGCCAACCTATCGCCACATTCATTATTAGCGTGTTCCAAGGCGTTGCCGCGAACTGGCAAGCCATATGGGGAGGCATACAAACAGCGTTCCAAGGCGTGTGGACCGTGATCTCAACCGTGGTCACCACGGCTATGGGAATCATCCAAGGCATCATCCAGACCGTCACCGCGCTAATCTCTGGGGACTGGTCCGGCGTATGGGCCGGCATTCAGCAAATCGCCTCCTCCGTGTGGAACGGCATCCAGGGCATCATCAGCGGCGTCATCACGTTCATTCAAGGCATCATCTCCACCGCCCTCAACGTCATAAAAGGAATATGGACGGGCGCATGGAATGGGATCGGATCGTTCCTCACCGGCGCGTGGAACCGCATCTCAAACGCCGTCACCACCGGCGTTGGAAACGCCATCACCATCATCAAAGGCCTGCCAGGTAAAGCCCTCGCCGCCTTGGGTAACCTCGGTAAAACGCTCTGGAACGCCGGAACACAGTTGATCCAAGGGTTCATCGACGGAATCACGAACATGATCGGCAACGTCAAAAACACGCTTTCGGATCTGACGTCGAAACTCACCTCATGGAAAGGCCCCGAAGACAAAGACCGCCGCCTCCTCACCCCAGCCGGTGAAATGGTCATCAACGGCTTCATCAAAGGCCTAGAAAACCGCTACGCCGCCGTTCGCTCCTCGCTCCGCTCACTCACCCGCGACGTCGCCGGAACGCAGTTTGACCCCCTGTCCGCGCCTGCGCTCAACGCTCCGGCGCTCGCCGGCATCGCCGCATCTGGCCGCCCAATCCACGTGACTGTGAACCTGCAAACCCTCACGCCCACGCCAGAACTCGCCCGCCAAGTCGCCGGCATGATCGAAGACTGGTGGAGACTCAACGGGAGGACACGATGACCACCACCATCCACACCTCGCACTCCACCGGCTGGACCGGTGTCACCAGCACTAGCGGAACCACCATGTACTCCTCGAGTGGGCAACTCTCGTGGTCACTCTCCCTCATCCGCCCCGGCCACGCCCACCGAATCACCCTCCACGCCTACTCCTACTCACCCGCCGGGACTGTCAACATCCTCATCCAAGGCCGCGCCTACACCATCCCCACATACACGTGGCGAACCATCACCCACGACGTAGACCCGGAACGTCCCCTCACTGTCAACGTCGCCGCCACAAGACTCGACGCGACCGTCACAGTCGAAGCACTCGAAGACCTCCCAGACAACCCAATTCCCGCCGACGTCCTCGCACTCGAAGCACTCCTCCCCATCCCCACGGCCGCGATGAGATGGGACCTGTCACGATGGGACAGATCCGCTTGGCAAACCACCAGGCCCATCCCCGGCACACTCATATGGAACGAGGGCCGATGGGACCAAACCTACTGGGAAGACCAGACCCTCACGACCACGTGGACGGATATCCTCGGCCCCTGCACGCGCGTTTCCACGATACGCGGCGTCGCCTCCACCGGCCCGGTCCTGGCCGCCCGCGCCGGCACCCTCGCACTCGAAGCGACCGACGATCTCAACCCCCGCCAACTCGGCCTCGTCTACGGAACCCCCATCCGCCTCTACCACTGGCCCACCGCCACACTCATATGGGCCGGCAACGTATCCGACGTCTCCACCACACCCTCCAAAACCGGCAAAGGCTCCACCGCCATCCAAGCCGTTGACCTCGTCGCCACAATCGTCAACACCACCAGATACGGCGCACGCCCAGACGGCGGTGGAAATGAGGTGTGGTCACGCCGCCTCGCCCGCCTCGCCACCTCACTCCCACAAGGCACCACCTACCAAACCGTCATCAACGACGCATCGACCCCGATAGTTCCAACCGTGTGGGAAACCACCCTCGCCAACCACCTCGACGCCCTCGTCGCCTCCACCGGCGGCGCATGGTGCGCCAACCGAGACGGCACCAGCATCAGCGTATGGGCATCCCTCCCCACCGGCGCACCCGAAATCGCCCTCACCGACAACTACGACGACAAGAACGCCGCGCAAACCGTCTGGTACTACACCGCCGGCCCCTCAACATGGACCGCCTCCAACGTCATCGCCGGCATCGACGCCACCACCCACCCCGCCAGCCTTGACGACACCGGCGAATGGCACGCCGACGACGAAACCACCACAGTCACCGACGACACCACCACACAATCATGGGGAGGATCAATCATCGACGTCGACGTCCTCACCATCCCAGGAAACCCCACCCGCGACGCCGCCCGGCGCCTCCTCAAACGCGCAACCGACGCCCCAACCCTCACCGGCGCAACCCTCTACCCCAAATCGAGCAGGATCCACGACGGCGGCCGACTCATGACCGAAGCCTCCCACATCGACCCACTCACCCCCGTGATAGCCATCCAATCCGGCGAAAGATCCACCGCCCTCATCGCCTCCATCCACCACGACATCACGCCCGAAACATGGAAAACAAGCCTCGAACTCACACCGAAAGGATGACCTGTGAAAACGTTTATTCCCGGACAAATCGCCTCCGCAAGCGATGTCAACGCGAACTTTAAGGAACTCTCCGACCGCCTCACCACACTCGAAACCGGACCAGAAACCACCCCCTGGGAGAACCTCAGACTCTCCACCGGATGGTCCGCGATCAGCGGGCACACCCCACGCATCCGAAAACTCAACGGTCTCGTGTGCATTGAGGGCGCCGTCCAGCGAAACGCCGGCGGAAATTTATCCAACATTTTGACGATCCCGGCGAAATACCAGCCCAACTCGGGGTCGCAGTTCATCGGCACATCCACCGCCCGCAAGTCCTCCACGCAGACGGCCCCAGCAACGTTTTACGTCGCCTCCGGTGCCGGAAACCTCTCCGTGAGTGAGTACTCCGGTATCGACTCGGGGGCAGGTTGGATCATCCCGCTCGCGTGCACCTACGCCCCGAGGTCATGAGACATGGTTAATCGTGCAGTTACTGATACCGCTTGGAGTCCGAACGTCCGCTACGGACGACCAGGACGCATCCTCTACATTGTTCTCCACCATTGGGGCATCGACGGACAGCTACATCAGAACGTCGTTAATCTCCTGTGTAGCCGGGCATATCAGCTTTCCGCCCACTACGTCGCCAGCGCAGGCCGCGTCACACAACTCGTCCCCGACCTCGTGATGGCTCAGCACGCCGGCCCCACCGGAAATTCTTACGGGATCGGCATCGAATGCAGGCCCGAAATGAGCAGCGGAGACTTCGAGACCGTCGCCCGGCTCATCGCTGAGATCCGCCGTGAGCACGGCCACCTCCCGATCATCGGTCACCGTGACGTCATGCCCACCGCATGCCCAGGCCGCTGGTACTCCCAGCTCGCCCGGCTATCAGCCCGCGCCGACGACTACCAATACGGCAGAGCCACCTACCAAAAACCCGCCGCCGCGCTACCCGCGCCGCGAAAGAAAGGACACGACATGCTAATGATCCACATGCCCAGGACAGACGGAGGTAAAGACTTCCAGTACGCCGTCTTCGGCACCAACTTCTTCCTCAGATTTACCGGCGCAGCAGCTGCCAACCAGTTCGCCCGCCAAATCGGAGGAAGCTCACTACTGGTCAACCCAGCATTCTGGGAACACTGTGCAAAAGCATCTCTAACAGGCACCAACATCCCCGCCAATGAGCTGGCAAAAATGGGCATCAAACTGGAGGACATCCGACGATGAACACGAACCCAAAACATGCGCCCGATAACCCCACGCCACGCATCCTCACATGGCTCACCCCCCAGGTCCGCCGGTGGCTCTACGGCATCCTCACCGCCCTCATCCCACTACTCGTGGTCTACGGGCAGGTCGAATCCGACGCGGCCGCGCTATGGCTCGCCCTAGGAGCATCCGTCCTCGGCACCGGCACCGCATTGGCACACACGCCAGGGAGCAGCGAGTGAGCATAGTCGAAATACTCACGGCTCTATCCGGCTTGTCTGGTCTGGGCGGCCTCGCCGCATTCATAGGCACGCTTGCCAACATGAAAAAGACCAAGGAAATCAAGGCCGATACCCAGCAGCTACAGTCCAACCACGGCTCCAGCATCGCAGACGCGATCCGCCGCATTGAGGACTCGGTGCGCTCCGTCGGTCACCAAGTAGGTGAGGTACGGACAGACCTCGCCGACGAACGACGCGACCGCCGCGCCTGGGACGAGTCCCTCTCGGATCGTGTCCAGCGCCTTGAAGGCAGACGGCGCTAACGAACACAATAGCCAAAGCGCCCGGCTCCCTGAGATGAGAGCCGGGCGCTTGTCCGTCAGGCTGCCGATTCGACAACTTTCCGAAGCGTGGTATCAGCGATAGCCAAATAGCGGAGCGTTGTTTGGGGTGATGAATGTCCGAGAATCTTTTGGACACTCACGAGGTCGCCCGTGCGCTCATACGCGCGGGTGGCGAATCGGTGCCTGAGGGCGTGCATAGTTACGCCTGGTGGTAGTTCACGATTAACGATCTTGCCTATCTGAGCGGGGGATAGGTGCCCAGCGATCTGCCCTGGGAAAACGTAGCCGGGGCCACGTTCGATAAGTTCATCAGCGAGCGTGGAGGGGAGGGGCACTATCCGGTCTTTATTACCCTTTCCATGAACAATGAGCGAAAGGCCGAGAAGATCGGAGATGATGTCTGTCGATGGTTTAATCCTTACACATTCTGCCCGCCGGAGGCCTACCTCGGAAGCTAACCTCGCCGCGAGAGAGACCCGCCAGTCGCTCGACCGTTTGAGACGTTCGAGAGCAAGGTCATCTGCCGGTCGAGGGGCTGCCGGCGACGCCTTGACTCGCGGTAGTCGATCGACGTCAAACATCGTCGCATAAATCGTTGATGCCCACCTGTAGAAGTTAGCAACGGAATCAAGTGCCGACTTTCGTGTATCCGACGCCCACGTATGCTCAGATGACCATCGGACAGCATCAATCACTGTCACAGCCCACGGGTCGATCTTCACCGCTCGGGCGAACCGTCTTATCCAGTCGGTCCGCATCCTGACCGTTTCGCTTGATCTACCGATGCCGATTAGGTGGATGCCATATTCATCGATTGGGCATTGCCACCCCGCCGGCACGGGTGCTTTGCATTTTGGGTTAGCCATGTTATCGGAGTCTTACACGCTAGGCCACCAGCGACCACTCGTGAGGGTTGTAATCCCGAGGTTGCAGGTTCGAGTCCTGTCGGGGGTACCAAAAGCCCGGAATATCAACGAAAAGTCGCTGATATTCCGGGCTTTTTACCGAAAATGGACACGTGACTGGACACGTGTTCACCTGTGGCAAGACTGTAGTCAGAATCCAAAACTGGGACCGTCATCAGTCGTGGCGTCCCCAAGTTTCCGTGCGCGACGCAACCACCTGCAGCGTGCGTCGATCAATCCTTCCGGGGAACGACGCACTACGCAGCCAGCGCGTGAACAGGTGTTGCCAGCACGTGAATGCTCGGCGCCGAGTTCAGGCGGTATCCCTGGCCGCGAACAGTGGAGATCAAGTCAGGAGCAATGCTCAGCTTCTTGCGGAGGCGACGGATATGCGCGTCGACGGTGCGTGAATCGTCACCCAGCTCCGAACCACTCCACACCGTGGCGAACAGCTCGGCGCGTGAAACCGCGTGATCGGCCCGAGCGGCCAGATACGTCAGCAGCTCAATTTCCTTTGCGCACAGTCCCGCGGATTTTCCATCAATCGTCACCCTTTGGCGATCAACGTCGATTTCGATGACATTTGACGTCAACGACAGACCAGAGAGGACTTTGAGGAAATCGTCGAAGGACGTGGGGGTGTCGTCGATGGTGGCGGCTAAGGACGAGGAGGAGGTGTTGATGAGTGTCATGAGAGTTTTCCAGTTCGTGTATGTGCCGCGACCCTCGGGTGAGTTCAT